CCCCTTCACGTTTATGTTTATATCGCGGTAACCGGCCGGGGTAGGGTTTGCGAAATTGTTCTTCACCCTGACTACGTTCGGCTGACGCATGAAATAATCCAACGCCTTCGCAACATCCTTCACATCTGAAAATACCAGCGTGGCCCCGTCAATGTCATATATCTGCCGGGCGTCCGGGGCCCCATCCTCTTTTATCTTGTCCCGTACCCGGTTCCGCCTCTTGAACCCGCTACGCATGAGCACGTTCGTGGCTCCGAGGTGTTCTGCCGACGTGTCCACGAAACTCTTGAAGTTTTTGTGCTCCGCGCCAACCATCTGATAAAGTTCCTTGAGCCGCCCGGTGGGCTGTACCAGTTTTGACTTGTCGATACGTTTTTCGTTTGATTTGTCGGTGAGCTTTACCACGAGATTATTTTCGGTGGCCACAACAAGATTCCGGGCCTGCTTCACGTATTTCCATTCCCCGCGTGCAACCTTCTTCCTCCCGTGAGATATCGTACCAATCGGTAGGGCCTTTGCCTTCAGCAGTTCAGAAGGCTGGAGAACCGTGATGGACTTTTTCAGCTTCATGCCCTCTCGTGCCCGGAGCAGGGCCTTGAAGGTGCCCATAGGGTATTCCGACATTGACTGGAAGAAGCCGGGCCGGTCGTACTGCCGCAGGTATGCCGCCTTTGCCTCGGCGGCGGAATTAAACCCTAAAAAGATTTTATCCTCATCGTACCTTTTGGTGTCCGGGTCTTGTTGGTGAATCACGTACACCATATCGGAAAACGGGTTCGGGCCTACGTAGCAGTCAACATGGTCACCATCAGTGCCTTCCGTTGCCCGGATATACCCGTAGGCATAGTGCATGAAGGTTCTCCAGAACGTGCCGTCCGGAGCGTTCCCCTGTCGGTAGCTACCCCGCTCATTCTCGATGGATATGGGCAACCCCTGATAAACGAGTTTACCCTGAAGCCGCCTGCTTCTCCATTCCGCCGCATTTGTTATTACCCCTATCTTCACTTCGGAGACCTCGACTTGAATAACCGCATGAACATCCGGTGGATGGACTTCGCAACATCGGCTACCGACAAAGAAAACTTGAAGGTGTCCCCAGTGGCAAGCGGCATCTTAGTGTAGTAGTCCTCAGCATCCGGAACCTCCTCGTACCCTTCACCGGCCATCCCCGCTTTCCCCTTCTTCTCGCCGGTCGTGTATATGATCTCGTTCTTTCCCCTCGAACAGAACACGATGGAGTCCTGATTGAAGGCGGCACCAATAGCCATCGCCGTCTCACGGTCAGAATCATGCGCCATGACCATCACGCTCTCTTCCGGGTTCTCATACTTGCCCTTGCACTGGGTATACACAAAACCCTCAGCTTTCAAACGGGCAATGAGTTTTGCGTGCCTTGCCTTGATCTGAAGGTCGGACAGCTTCATGTCCTCGGCGTTCGCGGGGTTTCGACCGGCGCTCATAATGGCAAACGTGCTCCGGGTAAGAAGCACGTTCAAATCACTCTTGGTCTGTATCGTTTTCTCGATTCCGTCTCCGGGGGCACGTTTCCTGAATTGCTTCAGGACACGAATCTCCTCAGCACGGGTTACTCCCCGAAGGGTCTTACCCTCCGGCTTGTCACCAGTCTTGTGTCGGCGTCCCTTGTTCTCCTCGTACACGTACTCCCACCGGTTGTTTTTCCGATACTTCCGGATGTACTTGTGCATCGACTTGGCAAGCTCACTCGGAGACGAAATAGTAATTGATTTACGAATCTTTTTCCGTAATGATTTTCCGCCCGACTCAATACCACGAAGCCGGTCATAATACGCCTTGGACATCCCCTTGGAATTGTTAAGGGCTTTTGAGGCCATCTGCTTGGTAACCTCTTTCCACTTTATTTTCCCGCCATCGAATCCCAAATTACGACTCAACTCGTCATACTGTTTATTTACCTTCTTCTCAATGGAAGCAGTCTCGCCCGTAGACCCTGACGGAGTATCCTGTTTCACAGTGACCCACTTCCCCTCAGCTACTTTTTTATGGCCTTTGGATACGGTTCCAACCGGCATTTTTCTCGCTTTTAGAAGCGTGTTTGCATCTACTACAATCATTTACCTTTCCCCCGGCGGCACATCGCCATGCGGGCAAGGGCCATGCGCTCCTCGTGTCCCTTCTTGGGGGCAATTACCTCTTCATCCTGCGGCCGCTCGCCTACGGAACCGGCAACATTCAGGATAGCCTTCCGGCCCTTGGTCAGGGGCATACACAACCGTACTTTCGATTTATTCAGCGTCATCATCGTTTTCCTCCATCGGGTCAAATCCCAGTATCTGTACAACCTCTTCAGGCGTTGATTCGGGGTACACGTCGTCGTCCGGAGACTCGTCCGGCGTCCAGTCCACGTTCTCCACGCGGCCGATATACACGTCAGGATTTTTCAATCTTGCGCCTCCACTTTTCAAATATGGCCGGGTTGATGTAGGAACCGAGGGCGACCTTCCGGGTGTTCCCCAACTTCTCGCCCACAGCCTCGGCAACGCGCAACACCGACCTCTTGTACTCGGCCATCGAGGTCGGTGCCTTGATCTTTGACATGGCCGCAAGGGCGGTCTGTGTCCCCATGTAGGTACGGAAGTCCTTGCTCTGGAACCCGGCACCCTTTCCGAGAGACTTGGTATACAACAAAAGGCGATCCCCGGAGATGTTGAAAATCCTCCCGGTATCGCCTGCTTCTGCTTTCCTGCGTAGGAGCATCTTTGAAACATCCGGGGCGGTGACCGGGATCGAAAGATTCACGCCCTTCTTTCCGACGAACACGAGGGTGACCTTCCCGCCCTTCTTGGTGACGTGCCTGCCCTCGAGGGTTGTGGCCCCAAAGGCGTCCACCGTCGCGTCCGTTTCCTTTTCCGATCCGGGGCGTATCCCGGTGTCCAAAATGAGGGAAAGGCATTCCGCTTCCGGTTTGCCCTTCTTGGCGTTTCTGGTATTCTCCGATACCAGTTCGTCGTACCGTTTGTTCAGGGCGTTTATCCGGGAAAACTTCCCCTTGGCCTGTTCGGTGACGTGCTTCGGGTTGTACAGGTACTGCGTCCGACCCTTCCCATCTTCCCCCTTCACGAGGAGCTTGGCACCGGGATCGGTGAAATACTGGACGTTCACCCACGCCGGGGGAACTGTCACCGCGCTCTTCACGCGGGCCGGGAGCTTGTCACGGGAGGACACGGATACCCACTTCCCTTCGGCTATCTTTTTCGACTTCCCGCTCGGGCTCACAGAGCCAACGGGTCTCTTGGTTGATTTACACAGAATGAATAAGCGCATCGGCTCACTCGATCACGATACGAACACGGCGTTCGAGGGCATCGGTTGACTTCCGAAAGTCCGTCAATGACTTCTCCATCCCGGCATCCCCGGTATCGAGCGGTTCGGCAAACGCATCCGGCTGTCCGTCCCCGTCCACGTCTTCCGCGTATTCATCCCCACCGCCATCCATTCCACCCATGTCACCGCCCATGCCCTGCTGTTGTTGCATAGCATTCTGCTGGTCGGCCGCCTTCGCCGCGAGGAACACCTGAACCGCCTGCGGATTGAGGGGCATCGAAGACCAATCCTCTCCGAACGGCTTCAGTCCGTCCTCTTCCCGAATTTCGTCAATGGTGCGCCATGCGTTTATCTGCGCTGTCCGGATGGTGGCCTTTGTATTCTGGTCTTCCACCTCGAGGCCGACGAACTTGAACCTGTACTTGCTCGTCACCTTCCGGAGGAGCTTGTTCATGTGCTGTTCGATGAACGACAACATGGATGAAAGTCCGCGATCCTTCGAGTGTGACAGGCGTGGCTGTGCATTCTCTCCGAACATGCTCGAAGCGTCTTCCGACTTTATGCCCATTTCCATGAGGTCGATGGAGAACACGGATGCCACAATGGAGCTCACGAACATAATCGTCTTGTGATACTCCATGTCCTTGTTGGATTGTCCGAGGGTCTTGAAGTCGATACCCACGCCGTCCTTGCCGGAGGGCAAAATGGGAATGGCCCAGTTTCCACCGGCCCCGGACATCGCCGCGTACCAATAGTTCCGGATCGAATCGAGCTGAGGTTTCGCAACATCGCCCATGACGGATATGAACCCCTTGGGCATCTTGTCCTTCACGAGTTGGTCACGCACGTATTGGTAGCCGAAAAGGAGGGTGGTGATAACGTCAATCGCCTGTTCGACCGGGCTGTACCCGTATCCCCGGTACTTGATATCGGAGCGTTTGAACTTGTAATCGAAAAGGATGTCATCGGCCTTGAACTCATTGTATATTTTGTCTTCGATGGTCTGAACGTACCGAACTCCACGGGAGAACTGGTTCTCATCGGCCACGCGGGCTACGGTCGCCCCGTCCAGTCCCCAGAATCCCACTACCTCGCCGAGCCGGTTACGCTGTACCTCGGTTGCGATCTGGTCAATCTCGTAGGTGTCCCGGACGATCATCGTCACGTAATCCGCAAAATCGTCCTCACGGTCGGGGTCGAAGGAAAAGCCGGTCTGTTCAAAGAACGTGGCCAGCTTCATTATCTCCTTGTCGTCTACCTTGTCCGCGCCGTGCTCGTCCCGCGTTCTCTGTTCGAGCTCAAACGTGAATCCCTTCTGGCCCTCTTCGGTTGCCAGCCTGCAAAAGGGGACGATCTGGTCGGTGCGGGTATTGATAATCGCGTTTATCAGGGGAAGACGTTGTGAGATGTTTCGCAGGGTGCGGAAATTGAGCTGGAGTACCCGTTCGCGTACTCCCTGTGATCCGTGCCATAGCCACGATTGGATATTCGGGTCTATGAGCTGTGTCTGCAGTTGTTTTATGGTTGCGTCAACGTCCACGAATTGATCCGGGGCGTTCTTTTTTGCTTTCTTTCTTGACATAGGGTTCTTGACCTCCGCATACCTTAGTATAGCATGAAGTCGCCCCGGAACCAATAGGCGGAACCGGGGCCGAACCGTCTACAGGTCTACCCCGTTCGCTATCTCTTCGTCCGTTTCCTCGAGGGTCTCGACAAACGCCTCGTAGGACATCGGCAAAAGGACAATCGGGGTTGTCGGCCCGATATACCCTCCGAGGACATTGTACTCGAGGAACTCTGACGCCTCTTCAGTATCCATCCCACCAGCAACGTACCCTTCCAGTATCTTCGTCCCATCGTACACGGCGACATCCGGGAAGCCGCACCGAGAACCGAGTCCGATAAACGCGTCCTCGAGTCCATCGTACAACAGTGTGCCGTGTTCGACCTTCCCGTCCTCGGCGCACTTTTCCAGTGCCCGCTGGATATCGGCCAGCGCCGGGTGCTTGTCCCCATAGTTCCGGTGAATGATCTTGACGGCACCCCGGAGGCATTCCCCCACGCTTTCGTATTTTCTATTTTCGGACATGGATTATCTCCCCCTCGCATTTTGAAAGCTCGTCTCCCGTTACCAGCCGGTAATCCTCGAACCGGAGGTCTGACCTCGACACCATCGTGCTGTTCCGCTTCCCCACGGGGCGAACCTTTATCCGGTAATCGTGAACCTCGATTATCTCGAGGTACGGGCCCCGGAGGGCACCCACCCGCTTATAG